TATGGGAACGTGGTGGTCCACGCATTCTCATTACAGAAGGTGCCATTGATTGCCTAAGCATGTCTCAATTGTTCGACAACAAGTATCCTGTGGTCTCCATTCCAACCGGAGTACAGGGTGCAGCACGAAGCATCAAGGACAACTATGAGTTCCTTGCATCATTCGATACCATCGTCATCTGTTTCGATATGGATGATCCGGGTCGCAAGGCTGCAAAGGAAGTTGCAGAGATCCTCCCTCCGGGCAAGGTCAAGATCATGGACCTGCCCCGCAAGGATCCCAATGAGATGCTGGTTGCTGGAGAAGGCAAGCAACTGCTCCAAGCCTATTGGAATGCCAAGACCCACAGTCCCGACAGCATCCTGCATGTGTCTCAGGTCACTGGTGAAAACAACAACCCATCAATCCTGTATGAGTTCCCTTGGGAAAACCTAACCAACTTCATGGTTGGTCAAGACAGTGGAAGATTGTATCTATGGACTTCTGCCACTGGTCATGGCAAATCCTCAATCATCAAGGAGATCTTGATTCATCACCTTGAACAAGGCAATCCCACTGGTTGCATCTTCTTGGAGGAATCTCCAGAGTCAACTGTTGATGATCTCATCTCGCTCAAACTAGGCAAGCATGTGCGTAAGATCATGGGTCAACGACAACTCAATAATCTTAGGAAGAAGTTCAACAGAAGTGAAGTCGATCTTGGTGTTGCAGACAACCTATCCGATGAGGAGTATGGTGCTGCCCGCAAGGAGATTGGCGACTACCCGTTGTACATCTATGATCACATCGGCAACTCAAACATCGACAATGTAATGTCTCGTCTTGAGTACATGGCTGTTGCACTTGGTTGCAAGGTTCTTGTTGTTGATCACATCACCTTGCTTGGCAACATGCTTCTCAGTCAGCAAGACAATTATGGCAACTCTGAAAGGTTGATCCTCGATGATGTCATGAAGCAACTAAGAGCATTGGTCGAGCGTACTGGTGTTATTGTTCATGTCGTATCACACATCAAGAAGACTGACAAGAACGTAGATGAAGGTGATAGGATCTCACTCAGCGATCTTCGTGGTTCTGGTTCGCTTGCTCAGATTGCAGACTATGTGTTTGCACTTGAAAGAAACAGGCAGCATCCAGATCCAAACATCTCAAACACAACTTGCATTCGTGTTCTTAAGAATCGCAAGACTGGTGCCTGTGGCATTGGTTGTGCCCTGTACTACAACAAGGACACAAGTAGATTGCAAGAGGTGGAGTTTACCGTAACCCCAGACGGAGAAATTCTATACAATTATGGAAGTATTGGCATTTGACATTGAAGGTAATGGTCTGAATGAAGTAACAATTAATAGAAAAGGGGAATGCATTCCAGAGGCTACTCGCATCTGGTGTGCTGCAACTTGCAATGTTGAGACTGGCGAGTGTAAGTCCTATACCAAAGATCAACTTGAAGAATTCATCAAGGCTCTTGAGTCTGCTGATCTTGTTGTTGGTCACAACATCTTTGGTTATGACTTGCCATTGCTAAATAGACTTGTAAGAAAAGTTAATTACAAGAAAGTGTATGACACTTTAGTTGTGTCTCGTTTGATCTGGCCCGACAAGCCCATGCTTCCGGGTCAATCCCACTCACTCAAGTCATGGGGTCTCCTGCTTGGAGATCAGAAGACAGAGTACACTGGTGGGTTTGATGCATTCTGCCAAGACATGTTGGACTACTGCGTTCAAGATACCGTGGTTACTGCAAAGATCTACAAGTATCAGCAAGAGTTCAGAGAGAAGAATGAAAAAGCAATAGCCATGGAAATGAATGTTGCCAAGATCATCTCTAGTCAGGTGGAAAATGGTTTTGGTTTTGATCTTGTACAAGCAGAGGAAAATGAAAAGCAACTCATGCTTGACAAGGCTGAGATCGAGGATCAAATGCAAAAGATCTTTCCAGATAAGATAGAAGAAAGGTGGTCAGACAAGACTGGCAAGAGACTCAAGGACAAGATCACCGTATTCAATCCGGGTTCTCGTCAACAGATTGCAGAGCGTCTCAATGAGAAGTATGGTTGGAATCCTCCAACAACCGACAAGGGAAACCCAAAGGTTGATAGATCCGTGCTTGCCAAGTTGGAATACCCCGAGGCAAAGATACTGGTCAAATACTTTGATGAGACCAAGTTGTTATCTCAGATCTCAGACTGGATCCTTCGTGCCAAGTGTAGCCGTGACAACAGGCTTCATGGTAATATAAATATCCTAGGCACTGTCACTGGTCGCATGACATCCAACAACCCCAACATGCAGCAAGTCAGCAGCGACAAGAGAGCAAGGTCTCTATTCGTCCCTCGCAAGGGATGGGTTCTTGTTGGTGCCGACCTATCTGGTTTGGAGTTGAGAATGCTTGCACACTATCTTCACAAGTATGATGACGGTGCATATGCAAAGCAGATTCTTGAAGGTGATATTCATACTCACAATCAAAATGCAATGGGTCTTGACTCACGCAGCAAATCAAAGAGTGCCATCTATTGTTTCTTGTATGGTGGTGGTGATGCAAAGTTTGGTAGTGTCATTGGCTCCTCTGCTCGTCAAGCAAGAGACACCAAGAACCAACTACTCAAGAACATTCCGGGTCTTCGCAGAGTCATCAAGGATTGTGAGTTCTCAACTCATGCCCATGGTTGCGTAAGACCATTCAACTGGCGGGATATTCCAGTCAGGTCTGCACACGCTGCCCTCAATACATTGCTACAATCTTCTGGTGCCCACATTGCCAAGGTATGGGCATGTTATTGTGATATGTATCTCAATAGAATGTTTCCAAATCAATGGCGATGGGTTGCCAATGTCCATGACGAAATTCAAATCGAATGCTCACCTGACATCGCTCATGATCTTGGTCGCGAAGTATGCACCTGTGCCTTGCGTGCTGGTGATTACTTTGGTTGCAAGATTAAAACCGATGCAGAGTATCGCGTCGGTAGTAACTGGTCTGAAACACATTGACTATACTTGTTGATAAGTGTAGTATATTTAATCCATAGGAGAACTTATGAAATTCATTCAACTGTGTGGTGCAGGAAGAGCAGGCAAATCAACCGTTGCTAGCATCATTCATGATGTAGCCATGGAGAATGGATATATTCCTGTCATTATTCCTTTTGCCAAAGCACTGAAGAAAGAGGCAAAGGAAAAAGGAATCACCAAAGATGAAAGCCCTGAAGAGTATCGTCGTTATTGTCAGAAACTTGGTGCCCAAAGGCGAAAGGAAGATCCTGATTACTGGGTAAACAAGGTCAAGGAAGAAGTCAATATGCTTATTGAAGTTGAGACTTTCCTCAAGTCAAGGAATGAAGACAGGTTTGAACACCTTATTATTCAAGACGATGTTCGTTACATGAATGAGATTGCATTCGGTCGTGAGGTGGATGCATATCAAATCTTCATTACTACAGGCAAGAGAACTCTTCCTGAAATGTTTGAGGAGTGGAGACTTCATGAGTCTGAAACCCTTGCTGTCAACGTCGAAGCAGGCAACTCAGACTACACGGATCTATTCCATGAGTACCTTGTCAACCGACAGCCTATTCCCGAACTTGTTGAATATGTCAGATCAAACTTTTTCAAGTGGTTGACTGAAGACAGTCCAGCCAATGATCCAACAAACATCAAGTACAGAAAAGGTGAGATGGGCAATGATGCATTCCTCAAATTACTTATGCTCAAGGATGAAATTGATCAGATTGACGACATCCTTAACTTGATAGAAGATGAAATGGAAGACAATGAATAAACCAACTACTGCAATTATTGATGGCGACATCATTGCCTATCGTTCTGCATTCTGGGCAGATGGTGAAGGCGTTGACGAGTTGCCGGGTCGCATTGCAACAGACATCAAGGCATGGACTCCAGATGGCGTGGATAGAATCATCATTGCCATGTCCTGCCCAAGAGAAGTAAACTTCCGTCGTGAGTTGTGGCCGTTGTACAAGCAGCACCGTGAAGGAGCCAAGTCTCCAGACTGCATGGAGTATGCAATCGAGTTGCTATGGGAACATCATCCAGTAGAGATGAAATCAACATCCACCACCTGTGTCAACAGACTGGAGGCTGACGATCTCATTGGCATCATGGTCTCATCTGGCAAGGCAATTGGCGTGACTGTTGACAAGGATCTCCGTCAGGTTCCGGGCTGGCACTGGAATCCAGACAAGGAGAATGAGCCTGTGTTTGTGTCGGAAGATGATGGTAACAGATTCTTTTACAAGCAATGGATCACTGGTGATTCCACCGACAATGTGTGGGGTCTATGGAAGGTTGGTCCTGCCAAGGCTGATAAGATCTTAGACAACAACCCCCCAGAAGATTGGGAAAGTGTCATCATGGATCTTTACCTTAATGAAGACTGGGACCGTCGCCCTGAGAACAAGCGTCCTGATATGTCCAAGGAGGAGTTTGCAATCTCTCAAGCCGTCTGTGTTCACATTTTACAGCAAGGGGAATACGACAAAGCAGAGCAAGCCATTACCCTTTGGAGTCCAAAAACCAAGCATATAGCAGAAGGAGAAATCGCAGAATGAATATAACCGTTACAGATAAGGAATTTGTGCCCACTAGGGGAACCTCAAGTGCTGCTGGATTGGATCTATATGTCCTTCAAAACACCTTTATCCTAGCAGGAACCACATCTATGGTGGATACTGGGGTAAGTGTAGAGATTCCAGAGAATCACTTTGGTATCTTGTGCTTAAGGTCCAGCATGGGCAAGAAGAACCTTACTTTGGCAAATACAATTGGCATCATTGACAGTGATTATAGAGGTAATATTATTATCAATGTCAAGAACAATGACAAAAGGTATAGTGTCACCTTGAATCGTGGGGATAGGGTAGCACAATTAATAATTGTTCCGTATATCTCACCTGAAATCAAGGTTGTAGAAGAGTTGAGCGAGACTGTACGGGGAGATGGTGGTTTTGGGTCAACCGGAGAGTAACATAAATGTCCAAATTATTTGAAGATTTTGTAGCAATTTCAAGATATTGCAGGTGGATTCCTGAAGAAAGTAGAAGAGAAACTTGGGATGAAGCGGTTGACCGATACATCAACTATCTCATTGAGCGGTTTTCAATCTCAACCAATGATCGTCTTGAAGATATGGAAACATGTCGAAAGGCAATGAAGAAAAGAGAGATCTTTGGTTCCATGCGTGCCCTTATGACTGCTGGTCCAGCACTCGATGTTGATGATGTTGCAGCATACAATTGCTCCTACATCGCCATTGAAAGACCATCAGACTTTAGAAACATTATGTATATTTTAATGTGTGGTACTGGTGTTGGGTTCTCCTGTGAGTCTCAGTTTGTCAACAAGTTGCCAGAGATTCCTTCTGAAATCAGGAAGGCTGAAGACAATATTGTTGTTGAAGATTCACGGGCTGGCTGGGCTGACGCCTTCCATAAACTAATCCACAACCTGTATTCAGGGCATCATCCATTCATTGATCTCAGCAAGATTCGTCCTGCTGGTGCCCGTCTTAAGACATTTGGTGGCAGAGCCAGTGGTCCAGAACCGTTTGAAAGGTTGATTAGATTCACAACAAACATGTTCTACAAAGCCAAGGGCAGGAAACTCAAGC